TGTTGGTACAGTTACGGTATCCGTTACTTAGGAGTAAATTATGGAAAATGGTAAATCTGATCTGGCTCAAGACAAAGCCATGATTAAAAAAGCGTTCAAGCAGCATGATGCCCAAGAGCACAAGGGTGGCAAAGGTACGTCGCTAAAATTGGCTAAAGGCGGCAAAACCAATATGCAGATGCGTACCCTAGGGCGCGGCATGGCTAAGGTTATGAACCAGCGCAAATCTTCGCGTGGAGGTTAATCATGGCTACTTATAGCAAAAAGATGATGGGCAAGGAAGTCGGCAGCGCTGCTGTCTACGCCGCTCCACATACGATGGATGGAAAGAAAATGACCAAAGCTCCTCAAGAATTTGGTACAAACCCCGGCTTTCCACCGAACCGTAGCAAGCTTGATACATATGATACAAGCGTTGGTGGCATTAGCAAATCTGCTGGTGATGAACCAATCAAAACAACTGGTATCAAAATCCGTGGTACTGGAGCAGCTACCAAAGGTCTGATGGCACGAGGCCCAATGGCATGAATTATTCTGAGTTATCGTCCGCTATCCAAGCCTACACGGAGAACACGGAGACTAACTTCGTGGCGGAGATTCCTGTCTTTGTAAAACAAGCAGAACAGCGAATTTATAACTCAGTTCAGTTCCCATCCATCCGCAAGAACGTGACTGGGGTAATGGCAAGTGGCAATAAGTACATGGCTTGTCCAGCCGACTTCCTTGCTGTTTATTCTATGGCAGTGTTTCCTGCGGCTGGAACAGGCGATTACACGTACTTATTGAATAAAGATGTGAACTTTATTCGGGATGCTTATCCAAATCCCGCCAGTACTGGCAAACCAAAACACTATGCGTTATTCGGCCCTCAGTCTACAAACGCGGCTGAATTGACGTTTATTCTTGGTCCTACTCCAGACGCTAACTACAACGCTGAACTGCATTACTACTACTACCCCGAGTCCATTGTGACTGCTGGTACTACGTGGCTAGGTGATAACTTCGATTCTGTATTGTTATACGGCTCTTTAGTTGAGGCTTACACCTACATGAAGGGTGAAGCTGATATGATGTCGTTGTACAACCAAAAGTATATAGAAGCATTAGCACTTGCTAAACGTCTGGGTGATGGTATGGAGCGTCAAGACGCTTACCGTAGCGGACAAGTTAGGGCACAGGTGAACTAATGTCTATCATTCAAACCCAGACCACCAGCTTCAAAAAGGAGCTGTATCAGGGCATCCACGATCTGTCCACGGACACGATCTACATCGCCTTGTACACGGCTGCGGCAGACTTGAACGCAGCTACTACGGTCTATTCCAGCACCAATGAAGTTGTAGCTACAGGTTACACGGCTGGCGGGCAAATAATGACTGGGGTAGCTATCAATACGGACGGCTACACCGCCTACGTCAACTGGAACAACGTGTCTTGGACTTCCGCCCTGACGGCCCGATGTGCGTTAATTTACAACGTCACCAAAGGCAATAAATCCATTGCTGTACTGGACTTTGGTTCTGACAAGACTTCGACCACTACTTTCACAATCACAATGCCGTCAAATACATCCACGACTGCATTGATCCGCTCGTCCAATTAAGGAGTACCTATGTCCTATGACAAAATCACCGCGACTGACAAAGTAGAGGCAGTCACCAAGTACAACACCATGCCAGAGGACTCCATGTCTATCCACGGTACTTACCACGCTGTTTGCTACGATATCGCCGGTAATATCAAGTGGGAAGACGACATTGAGAACCTCGTCACTACTGTAGGCAAAAACTCCACCTTGGACACCATCCTTGGTAACGTAGCTGCTGGCGCAGTGGTAATGGGCCTCAAAGGAACCGGAACGGCAGTGGTCGCAGATACACAAGCATCTCATGCAAGTTGGAATGAAGTTGGTCTGGCAAATGCACCTACATACTCCGGTAACCGCCCAACGCCTTCGTTCAGCGCAGCAGCCGCTGGCAGCAAGGCAACTTCTTCGGCAGTGTCGTTCTCTATGACTAGCACAGGAACTGTGGCAGGGTGCTTCATCAACATTGGTGGTAGCTCTACCAAGGACAGCACAACTGGGGTCTTGTTCTCCGCAGGGGACTTTTCAAGCTCCAAGTCTGTGGTCAATGGCGATACCATCGCGGTAACCTATACGGCTACCCTGACCTAAGATGGCAACCGGCTGGGGCGTAAATGCTTGGGGTGATGGCTACTGGGGTGGCGCGGATGTTTATCCGGTAAGCGTAACTGAAACAGTAGCCATTACATCCACCGAGGCCGCAACAGCGGCCTTTGGCGTTTCCGTCACAGAGACAGCAGCCACATCAACTACTGAAGCGGTAGCACTGACTGTAAATGTCAGCGTAACAGAGACTGCGGCGACATCGACTACTGAGGCAGTAGCGGCTACATTCGCCCAGTCGGTTACAGAAACTGCCGCATTAACTGATTCCAATACAGCTACAACCGCGTATACAACCACAGTAACCGAAACTGCGGCTACGTCTACGACCGAAGCAGCCAACGCCACTTACCAAGTCTCCCTGACGGAGACAAACCCGATTACAACGGTAGAAGATGCGGTTGCTACATTTGTAGCCAGCGTCACTGAGTCGGTGGCCTTGGCAGAAACCCAAGTTGCCACGCTGATAATGACCATCACGGAGTCGATGGCGATTGCGGACAGTACAACAGTTGGAACGTACTACACAGAATTCCTTTATGAGTCCACGGCAATATCGGACGACGTTCAGGCGGCAACCGGTTATCATGTCAGCAGGACAGAGACAATGGCAATTACGTCTACCGAGTCGGGGCGTAATTTGTGGGAAGTAATAGATGACAGCCAGACTCCAAGCTGGCAAAATATAGGTAATACCCAGACACCGGGATGGACGGCTATTACAAATACCGAAACCCCAAATTGGACAGCAATTCCTACGTTTTAGGAGCTTTTGAATGGCAAATACATCACTTATAGGTTTGACGCTACCCACAACGGGTACGCTGTCCGGTACATGGGGCGACACCGTAAACAACGCGATTTCGCAGATTATTGACGTTGCGGTTGCGGGTACGCAGACTATCTCCACGGATGCTGACATCACTTTGGCGGTCACCACGGGTAGCGCATCCAGCACAGGGTTGACTGGTAATAGCTCCCAGTACGCAGTAATCTTGTGGACAGCGGGCGGTACGGTTACTCGCACCATTACGGTTCCGGCTCAGTCTAAAACCTACGTTGTCATCAACAACACCACCAGCACCCAGTCGATTACGATCAAGGCCGCTACAGGCACGGGCGTTACTCTGGCGGCAGGTACACGGGCCATTGTGGCTTGGGATGGAACAAACTTCGTAAACGTGGGTGGCGGTTCTGCTGCTGGCTCCAACACGCAGGTACAGTTCAACAGCTCTGGCGCGTTTGGCGCTTCTTCTGCTTTGACTTGGGATGGCACAACGCTATCTGCAACCAAGTTTGGCGGCGCTTTAAACGGTACAGTGGGTGCTACAACCCCGGCAGCAGGCGCGTTCACAACCCTGACAGCCACGACTGCAATTCCAGTTACATCCGGCGGCACAGGGCAAAGCAGTGCGCTGACTCAATACGGTGTAGTATTTGCATCTACAACTGGCGCAATGTCCACCACCGCAGCAGGTACAGCAGGGTATGTTCTGACAAGTAACGGATCATCTGCCCCGACATTCCAAGCACCCGCAGCCTCTGGCGTAACCCAAGCCAAGGCCACAATGATCTCTTTAATCTTCGGCTTCTAAGGAGCAAACATGGCAAACCCGAACCTATTAGCCGCGACAACAGCTTCCGGCACCACGACTTACTACACTCCCGGTGTTACAACTGCGGTTGTTCTGGTGACCAATGCTGCCGCTAGCGGGCAGGTCTACAAGATCAACCAGATCGTCGCTGCCAACGTCAACGGCTCCAGCGCGGTCAACGCAACGGTATCCATCTACACCAACGGCGCGGTAGCCCAAGGTTCTGCCCCTTCTGGCGGCACGGCATACCCGATTGTGAGTACCGTGTCGGTGCCAGCTAGTGCCTCGCTGATCGTTGCAGATAAAACAACTGCGATTTACTTGATGGAAGGTACTTGTATCTCTGTCACCAGCGGTACAGCAAGCGGCATCACATACAGCGTCTCTTACGAAGTCATAAGCTAAGGAGCAGCGCCATGTCAATGCGCTGGCAAGCTGCTATTGTTAAGCCGGGGTTCAATCCCTTGGCTGCACCCACGCCTAGTTATACCTACTATTTGTATGAATGGGGCCAAAACAATTTTGGTCAGCTTGGCTTAAATAACAGAACTAACTACTCCAGCCCTAAGCAAGTTGGTTCTTTGACTACTTGGCTAAATTTGTCGGCAGGTTACTATCACGCTTTAGCATCTAAGACAGATGGCACTCTCTGGACATGGGGGCGAAACAGTTTGGGTCAGCTTGGCTTAGGTAACACAACAAACTATTCTTCTCCAAAACAAGTTGGTTCTTTGACTAATTGGTCAAGTGTTTTTGGTAGCAATTATTTTACTTTCGGAATTAAGACCGATGGCACTCTCTGGACTTGGGGCCAAAACAGCCAAGGTCAGCTTGGCTTAGGTAACACAACAAACTATTCTTCTCCAAAACAAGTAGGCGCATTAACTAATTGGTCAACAGCAGCAGTCGGTGCTGGATATGCTATCGCTAAAAAACCGATGGAACTTTGTGGTCTTGGGGTCTTAATACTTCTGGGCAACTTGGTTTAAACAATATAGGATACTACTCATCTCCGAAACAAATTGGCGCATTAACTAATTGGTCAACAGTAGCGGGAGGTAGTTTTTATGTCATTGCTACAAAAACAGATGGAACTCTTTGGTCGTGGGGAAAAATAACTATGGTCAACTAGGTATTGGCAACACAACTTACTACTCATCCCCTAAGCAAGTTGGCTCACTCACCAATTGGCTACAGGTTGCCTGTGGTTACGTTCACTCAGTGGCTATTAAAACAGATGGAACTCTTTGGTCATGGGGGTATAACGCTTATGGTCAGCTTGGTTTAGGGAATAAAACTTATTATTCATCCCCAAAACAGGTTGGCTCACTCACCACATGGTCTAAAGTTGCTGGTGGGTTTTTTTACACAATAGCTGTGAAAACAGATGGTACTTTATGGACTTGGGGCAGTAATGGTTTTGGGGAACTTGGTCTTAACAATCAAGTTTACTATTCATCTCCGAAACAAATTGGCGCGTTAACAACTTGGTCGAGTATTGATGGCGGTCGCTATTTCACTACAGCTTTAGGTTACTAATATGCCAGTTTCATATCCATACACCCAATACTCAGGCAAGTGGACATTGCAGTCACAAGCACAGGCTGTGGCGGCTGGGACTTGGACTGGGGTTCCTTTTTTATATATCTGGGGAGATAACTTTTATGGTCAATTAGGTTTAGGTAA